TCAAAGATTCCCGAGAGCTTTTTCGTAAAATGCAACAGCGTTTTTTGCATTCTCTTTTGAGAGGTGGCTATAGATGTCCATGGTTATTGATATTCTAGAATGACCAAGGCGGTGCTGGAGTTCCTTGTAGGGTATTCCAGAGTTAAGCAGTAGACTAGCGTGGGTGTGGCGGAAACCGTGAAAGCCGATGTTAGGCAGTCCGATATTCCTCAGGCGTGTGGTCAACCTGTTCCCCAGGGTCTTATCCTCAGGATAGTCATGGATAAAGTCGGAAAATACAACCGTTTCAGAGCGTCCGAGGGTCCAAGCCTCTTGTATCTGTCGCCGTCTGTATTCTTTCATCATGGCTACTGTCTGGCTATCGATGTTTATATCGCGTATGCTGGCATTTGACTTGGGGGAATTGATTGACCCATAGCGGTTTAGTGTCTTCGTGATGCTGACCGTGGCGTTGTTCAAGTCAATATCTGACCAGTGCAGTGCCAGCACCTCATTGATACGGCACCCAGTGGCCAGCAAGAACTTGTATAGGGTGGCTTCATACAGATTTCTGTAATTGGTTAAGTCTAAGCCGTCCAAGTAGCCAAGAAACTGTTTAAGCTGCTCGTCGTTGAAATGCTTTACCTTCTTCCGAGTGGCTTTTTTTGCGTTCCTGGGCAATATGACTTCCCGAGCTGGATTGTATGGCAGAACTTGCATAACAACACCGTATTGCAATATACGTTTGTTCAGCGCGTGGATTTTGTCATAGTGCAGATAGGCACCAGCTTCCCCTGTATTTGCTTTGTCTGCTAATTTGATGACGATGCTTTGGAGGAGTGGGGTCGTCAGTTTATCGAGCTTATAGGCTCCAAAAAGTGGTATAACATGATTTTTCAGTAAGCCCCTGATGTTTCCACGGGTATTTGGTTTTACTGTGTGCTTATAGCTATTCCACCACAATTCTGCCAACTCTTTGTAACTGGTTATGGTGGCATTTTGGTAGCGTGTTGCCCCGTCTGTTTTAAAAGTTGCAATAGCTTGCTGAGTTTTGTTTTTAACCTCCTTCTTGGTCCTACCCGTGACATTAGTCTTGACTTTCTTACCAGTGATGGCATCTATTCCTAGATAAACACTGGCACGGTACACAGTAGCACCGTTTTTCTTTTTTACTTCAGTTATTTTCATGATCATAAACCTTTCCATCAGCAGGCAAGCTGTTATTAAAAAGATTTTAGAATGTTTTAGGTTTATATCATGCGTAGGCTTACGAGAATAGCCCTATTTTCGTTTGTTTCGGGTAAGATGATAATTTATATGGTTACGTTTTAAAGTGGTGCTATGACTCTTATATGGGCTTATTTATCGCTCAATCTTTTGAGGCTATCAAGGGCCTTCTGATTGTTTTTATATAGCACGTCTAGCTGTTCTTTAGCAATTCTGTTTAGTTCAGTTAGTCGGTTGCTTTGTGATAGTCCTTGTTTAATCATTTCAGCGTTAAGACTTTGTAAGTTATTTAGAACTAATAGCTGTTCAATAGTGGCATTATCTCGCTGATTACCTTCTCTATCAGGATAGGCGTTCTTGAATTCCTTTGCAGTCATACCAAATAAAGCGACGTTTATTAAATCAGCTTCAGAGGAATAGGCGAAAGAAATTTGATAGGGCTGGAGAGTTGGCACAATGTTTTCTTTGATAGCGTCCGTTTGTATGGTGTAATTAAGTTTTGAAATATAGCGGTTTACCTGCCAATCTAACTGGTTTTTGTAGGCTTCTTCTTGTTTTAGGCGCTGATAATCTTGAATGATATAAAGCTTAAACTCTGGTGAAAGCCAGGAAGCAAATTCAAAAGCTATATCAGAGTGGGCGAATGTACCGCCGTATCGGCCAGATTGGGAAGTTATACCAATGGCATTTGTCTCTTTTATCCATTTTTGCGGAGATAGTACGAAGCCATTTAATCCAGCCTCGCTTCTAAACTGGTCGAATTCGACCAGTTTAAAATTTTCATTATTTATTTTTTCCCAAGCTCCTAGGAATTCAATAGTATTTCTACTCCTCATCCAGTTTTTAATAATATCGGCTGGAGCGTCTGGATTTCGATATTTAGCGATATCTGTCAGACTGACATAATCAGTATTTGTGGAAAGTAAAGTTATTTCTTTACCATTTGCGTTAATTTTAACCATTATGAGCCTTTCTAAAATTGTTATAGGATTTACAGTTTTGTTGGCGTCAACAAAATTGATAGGTATAACCTTTACTAAGTCAGCGGACTTGCTGAAGCACGAGGAAAGCACGCGCAGATTGCTAACAAATGCTAATATACAACTAATATAGAAGTTGAGGTTTATTGAGGTTGCTAAAATATACAACCTTACAAAACCTTACTTTTTCATCTACTGATAAAAACTGACTTTTTTTAATGCGGACTTTTTTTCACTCCACACAGTCCACTAGAAAGCCCCTGGGCGCGTGGAATAGCTTGGCAGGGTAAATATACCCGAGAAGTGTTTGAACGTGGTGAGGGGGCGTGTAGGGAGCGTGGGCGGTTAGTCTAATCCCCACGTTAACTTATAATCTTCAAAATCATTTTTATCTTTTCTAGCTTCTTCTAAAGCAGCAGCCTTTATCTCTTCAAATAAAACATTAATTTTTTCATAAAAATGAGTATAGTAATTTTCGTTGAAGTTTTTATCTTCAAAAACTATATAAAACTCACTCGTTCTTTTTTGAAATACTATATCAAGCCAAAAAAGTATGCTACTCGTTTTCAAAGCAAGGTCCATAAGTAAACCATAGTCATTTTTGGGGTTATATTCTTCCAACGATTCAGTTATAGTGCTAAGAAACTCTTCAGGTTTCACAGAGCGATTCATACCTTTAACGCGTTCAATTAATTCTTTGTCTCTACGTTCTCTTTCTTTTACCTTTTGAAAAATTTTTTCTTTTGACACGCTATTTACAAGGTATTTTTTTTCTTCCAATTGCTTTTCAAGCATTAACAGAAATTCTTTATAGACATCATTGTTTGAGAAGCGAGAATCAAGGTCCGACTTTTTTACATTGAGATAATCAGCAAGTTTTTGTAAATTTCCTGACGTTGGCAACGAACGTCCTTTAACGTACCCTGTGATTGTACTTTTTGGTATATCTAGATCATTATGAATATCTATTTGCCGAACTCCTTTTTCTTTCATAATTCTATTGAGGTTAGCAGAAAAATATTCTCTATTTTTTATATCCTGTGGGCTATTCTTTGCCATGTAATCCCCTCCGTTTCAACATTTATCTATTTTGATTATAACATAAAAAATGACAAGGTACGAAAAAAATAAAACTTTTGTAAAAAAACACTTGACTAAGTACGAAAATAATAGTACTATTGTTTTATCACTTTTGGAAGGAGCTAAAAGAGTATGACGCAATGGACGCTGAAGGCGTGTCGAGTAAATGCAGGTTATACCTTGCGACAGGTAGCTAAAAAAGTAGGCAAGAATTTTCAAACTATCTCAAAGTACGAAAAAGATAGTACTATAATCCCTTTTGAGTTGTTGAAAGACTTGTCCAAGTTGTATCGTGTTAAGTTAGATGATATTTTTTTAGGCGACAGTACGAAAAAAATAGAACTAACGCCAGAGGAATAAGAAAGGAGCAGGCAAGCAATGAGAAGGAACTATAGTAAAGTCATTGAAGAAATGCGAACCATTCACGGGCTGAACTTGGTTGCTATTGGTCAGCGTATCGGAACAGACCCCCGAACAGTTGGCAAGTGGGCACAGGGCAAACACCAACCCAACAAGGACAGCAGAAAGAAAATCAATAATCTATACAGAGAGGTAAAACAGAGTATGACAACACAAACCACAATTGAACCATTCGAAGATTTTTACGACTGGTCAAAAATGAAGAAAAAGAAACCGACTACCGAGGTTATCGCTACTCAACAATTCGGAAATAAGTCATTTGAAATTTATGGAAATAAAGACAACCCACTTTTTATTGCTGTTGAAGTGGCTGAAATGATTGAAGTACAAAATACAACCGACTTATTAAAAAGGATTGATGAAGATGAGAAGCTGACCTATGTAATATCTAGGGCAGGTCAAAAACGAGAAGTAAACATGTTAACTGAGTTTGGACTTTATGAAGTACTTTTTCAATCACGCAAACCAAAAGCCAAAGAGTTTAAAAAAGTAGTCAAAAACATCTTGAAAGAAATTCGTGTAAACGGCTACTACATGCAAGGTGAACTAATTCAAGACCAACCAACCCAGTCAGCTATCGAGCTAAATTCTGACATGGCTTACATCAAGAACCGACTTGCAGAGTTGCAAAGCATGACCACCATGGCAGATATTAAAATTGGACTGGCCAAAACATACCGAATTGCTGAACTTATGGAAGACTAGAAAGGGACAAGCATGGAATTAGTTTACATGGACGGACGGAAAGAGCCGTATACATTGAGCAGTATTGTAGCAGAATGCGCCAACATCAGCCATCACGCAGTACAGGAACATATCAGAAAGCAGAAAGATAGGCTTGAACGATTTGGAAAGGTCTCATTTCAAATGCGACCTTTACCGAGTGGGCAACAGGCAAAAGATTATATCTTAAACGAGCAACAGGCAACTTTGCTAATCACTTTTCTAAAGAATACCGAGCAAGTTGCAAACTTTAAGGAGAACCTAGTCAAAGCATTCTTTGAAATGCGGGACGAGCTGGCACAATTCCGATATCAGAGGGCACTAGAGAAGCCTAAGCGTAAGGCACTACATGAAGCTATTGAAACATGGCAGGAAGCCCCAAAACACGCGCACAGCACGGTTACAAACCTTTTGCTAAAGGGAACTACTGGAATGAACAAACGCCAGCTAATGGCACACCGTGGCGGACATAATGGTATTGACAGCCTAACCAGCCAAGAGCTTATCAGATACCAAGCATTAGAAGACATGGCTATTGCTATGATCAACTTAGGCATGACATACCAAGATATTAAAAATATGGTATTCAGACCACTAAAAAACGCACCACAGGGCGCGTGAGATTAACAAAAAAAGGCTTACCGAGACCAATCAGCAAAGCCTTTTAACCACTAACTAAAACAAAATTAACAAGCAGGCAAGCTGTTATTAAAAGGGTTTTAGTAAAGATTTTTATAGCTAGATTATACCATATCTAGGACATTATGACCATACAGAGGGCGCTAACCCTTAAAACTGGAGCAGAAAAGTATTAGGTGCTGGTATCGCCATTAGCGAAAGCTAAACCACCCTAAGCAAACTACACACAGCAAGGCTATTATTTTGGCACAGGCTTACACGACCACAGGGCAACCTGGTAAGTCTGGGGCGGTTATCCGCTGGGAATAGTCTAGGCTAGGTATAGAAATCGTATAGTAAAGAAACCAAGCCTTTTACACACGGGAAAAGCCCACTAGGGCCATTACACAGACACAATAAAAGAAACGAGGCAAGAACTACATGAAAGACAATAACAGAGAAACGATAATCCATTTTGAAATGTCTAACCAAGAATACGCACCCGTAAAGAATGCAATATCGGAAGAGCTGAAGACAGTCATCAGCAAAGTGTACCAACTAGACCATGAAACAGGGTGGACATTGCACTATCTAACCGAAATCATGCTGAACCACTTTCATGAGGATGTTGCACGAGTTCAATATGGCGATTTGACACCGATTGAGTGCAGTTTGAACAGTATAGCCTCACGAGTTGAAAAAGTTAGAATAGAACTCTTAAAAGCTGGATATGAAGACAAGATTGAAGTAGGTAATCCTATGTGGTACTTGAAACTAGCCTTACAAGATTTTGAGCAAATGAAAAAGGAGATGAAAAAATGCAAGAAATGACAATCGAAACAGCTTTAACTTTGATAGCAATCTTTACACCGCTGAACCTCTATCTATGGTTTGGCGTTGGTTTGGGCACTTTTCGGCTTGATATAGAGCCTAAAATCAAGACCGAGGGTAAATATACCAAACCTATTGAAAACGAGCGCTACGGGGCTTATATACAGCTTGCAGGCAAACGCTATAACTAGGAGGGGAAACCATGCTGACATTTAGAGAACTTGAACATATAGCAGAGACCATTCTCAAACACACAACACCAGAAGAAATGCAGTGCTATCTTGATATGGAACACGATAGTAAATTGCTTTGGATAAAATACAAAATCGCAAGTCTGGAGGTGCAGGCATGACAGAAAATCGACTATCACCACACCTATACAAAGTTTTCAAGTTACTACCGCTTGGAATGGACTTGCCTATCACAGGGGCGGACATGGAACGACTGACAGGCTTGGACGTCCGAACCATTAGGGAACATATCCGCCAGCTAATAGTTGACTACGGTATTCCCGTTTGTGGTGGACGAGATAACAAGCTAGGGGGCTACTATATCCCCCAGAATGAAGTAGAACGACTTGCAGGAGTGCTACCGCTTCAACGACAATATGACCAAGAACACAAGCGTATTCACGCGCTACTGACCGCAGACTTGCAAGACTGGAGGAAGTACAGAGATGAAGCTTGAATTAACCGCACAGAGTGAAGCAGACCTAAAAACGGGCATTCTGGAGCTTATAGAGAACTATCTGGAAGCGCGTGAGCAAACACCGCCAAGACTGTTAGGGCTAATCACCGCCCAACAGGTTAAAGATGAACTAGGCATAAAAGATAAGACCTTGAAACGTTGGGAAGATAATGGGCTAAGACGTTACCAGCCCCCACTAGAAGACACTAGGAAAATCTTTTATAGGGTCAGTGATATTCTGGTATTTTTGGGGGTTGAGAATGGCAAAAACTAAAATATATTTTTGGTTGAAGATTGATAAAAAATTTTTTGACAATATTTTCATCAAGAGACTAAAGACTATTCCAGGCGGTTACACTATGACAGTAATCTATATCCGCCTAATGCTTGAAAGTCTTGAAAGTGACTGCATTCTCTACTACGAAGGTTATTTTGAAAATCTCAAGGAAGAATTGGCTTTGAAGTTGGATGTGTCGGAAGATGATATCGATATGACCATGGCATACTTTACAAAATGCGGTCTGATACAGATTGATGAAGATAAAAATGCAGAGTTACCACAGGCCAAAGCTATGGTTATGAGTGAAACAAACTGGGCTAGCTACAAACGGGAACAACGACAAAACAAAGAGAGATTGGACAATGTCCAAAAGTCTTTGACTAATTCCAACTCGTGTCCAACAGAGATAGAGATAGAGAAAGATATAAAGAAAGATATAGATATAAATATAGAGTTAGAAGTAGATAATAAAAAAACTGCTACTGACACAAATATTTATGATTATTATCAACAAAGAATTGGTTCCTTGGACGGTTATCAGTATGAGAAACTAAAAGATTACTTAGATATTGATAAGCTTGAACCTGAACTTGTCAAGAGGGCAATTGATAGAGGAGCTGACAACTCAAAAAGGAACTTTGGCTACATCAATAAGATTCTAAAAAATTGGGCACAGAATGGCATTCGGACAATAGCTCAGCAAGACGAGGAGCAGAGACAGTTTGTCGATAGTAAAGCAAATAAACAAAAATCAAACGATTGGGTGCCAGACCCGAACTATCCACCACCATACTAGAAAGAGGCGCAAATGAAAGAACAAGAATTTTTTGAGCAAGCAGAAAAGGAGTTAGAGGAATTAAACCAGCACAGAGCCGACTTCATGACTATGGATTTTAAAGAACTCAATAATGCAGACTATATAAACTTTTTGAACATTGGAAACCGGATTTTTTCCGAAGATACCACTTTGAACGTGTACGAACTATATAAGCATCCAGACACGAGAGCAAAATGCTTTGCGACCATTGCCAAAATTGCATATCACGTTAACAACATGTTTCAGACAGAAGAACGTATGCGTACCATGATTGATAGTCTTGAACTGCATTTTCAAAACATGGTTAAGAAACTGGTACATCAGACAGATAGTGACAAGCTGGCTGAGCTACTACTGGAAATCAAGAAAGACAATCCGAATATGACAGCAGAACAGGAAAGCCAGTTTATACGAGATATTGCAGTTAGTGGACTATTAGCAATGCAGTAGGAGGCGACACCGTGACCGATGATACCGAAATAAGGAAACTTTTCCAAATTTATCAAACAACTAGGGAGAATAAAGACATGACATTAAACACATTTTCAGACACAGCAAACACATTTACATTTAACTACACATTCAAAGACCACGACACCGCACAAGTTGCAGGGCACGCGCTTATGGGCTACATGACAGGAACATTTGAACAACCTGGGATTGAAGTGTATTATGATAATGATAAAGTGGGCGGAGATTACAACCGTTTGGCGGTGGAATATGTGGCAGATACTGAACTTACTGAAACCTTCAGGCGGATTTGTGACAGTTTCCAAGGCTACTACAACGATCCTGAAGCAGAAACCGACGTTGAAGACCAGTACCGCCTGGAGCGCGTGGAACAACTCAAGCAGTCAGAAACTTTTGATAGCTTGCTTGAAAAGGTGGTGATTTATGAGCTGGAGTTGCTGGACTATGCGGAACGTTTGCTAAGTGATGACCCTATTCCGACAGATACGGAAATGGCTTATATGACACTAAACTTAATTGGCGGTAAAGGTGTAGGGCTATTCAAGTCACTGGACGAAGATAACGAATACAGCGGGCTTGCTTATTACAACGCTGAGGCAGAATAGCAGAGAGAGGCAACCGCCTCTTTTTGTGCTAAAATTAGAGAGGAATAACATGATGAAAAATAAAGGCGGTAGACCTACAAAAATGACACAAGGAACGGTAAAGAAATTAGAGGAAGCATTTCTAAGAGGGCTAAGCGATGAAGAAGCTTGTTTGTATGCAAACCAACCCTGTATGATTATTGCAAGAAAAACCCACAGTTTACTGACCGAAAAGAACTACTTAAGCAACGTGTTAAAACACGAGCTAAACTAAATATATCAAAAGCGATTGAAGACGGGAATGTGGACTTGTCAAAATGGTACCTAGAACGGAAAGATGCCGAATTTAAGACTAAGACAAAACTTGAACATGATGGTATGGTATCCGTTGCGCCTCATAATCCATTTGAAGATTTGACGGTTGAAGAGTTACGAGCAATCATTGCTGAAGATGCGGGATAAATACTATTGGTTGAGAGGGTTATCTAGGTGAAGTACTTCGGCAATTTCTAAAACGACGAATAGACGAACGTATGGAAGCGCGTGATTACACAAAAACATACTAAGATTAGTAGTGAGGAAATCTCCGACGGGAGAAAGTACTCACTACTTTTTCTTTATGATAAAGTAGAGGTGTCTTGTTAAGTCGTAGGGCTTTTTGACGCTAGACGTCGCAACAAAAACTGGCAAGACACCTGTTTTAGAAAGAATGTTATCAAAGTATGTGGGACGCCAGACGTCGAGTATTGAAAATGACATCACTAAAACAAGGAATCATTCAAGACAAAGAGGTAATATCATGCGAGTAGTATTTGGGATTGACGTGAGTAAAGTAAGTTCAGAAGTAGCCATTCTAGTCAACGGCGAGAAGGTTCATAACTACACCATGTCCAATGATGCCATTGGCTTTTCTCGGCTACTTGGCGATTTGAAAACCGTCCACAAGCCAGAAATCATCTTTGAAGCAACAGGCGTCTATTCTCGTCGTCTTCAATCTTTTCTGGATGAACATGGCTACGCTTATACACGACTCAATCCCTTAGAAGCCAAGAAGCAACTGGATAGCTTGCGTGTGAGAAAAACAGATCAAATTGACGCCGAAAAACTAGCTCAATCTCAGTTTGTACTGAATCGTAAAACGACGTATGTCCAAGAAGAAATCTACCAAAACTTGCGGGATCTCAGCCGTTTCTATCAGAATCTGACCGAGGACATCGTTCGAGCTAAAAACCGCCTGCACAAGGCCTTACAGGTCACTTTTCCTGAATTGGAAAATATCTTATCAACACCATCTGGCGAACAATACTGGAACTTAGTTATAGCTTTTCCTTGCAAGGACTTCGTGCTTGATTTAAGCAAGGACGAACTCTCAGAGAGCATTCGTCAGTCCACCTCAAAACGTATTTCGGACAAGCGTGTGGCGTATTTAGCTGAGAAGTTGATAGCACTAGCTAATCAATCGTATTGTGCTGTCAAGAAAACCTCTCCAATGCTGGAAGAGGTCCGTTACTATGCAAAAGAATTGTTTCGGCTTTCTGAACAGAGACAAACTATCCTAGACGAAATGGTGGAACTAGCTCAGCCATTACCTGAATATGACATTCTGCTCTCTATTCCTGGAATAGCTGAGACTACTGCAACAAGTATTATTGGTGAACTGGGAGATATTCGCCGTTTTCAGTCAGCCAATCAAATCAATGCCTTTATCGGTATTGACCTGAGACACTATGAATCTGGTAACTTCCTCGCTAAGGAACACATTACCAAGCGTGGTAATCCCTACGCTAGAAAGATTCTGTTCAAGTGTATCCACAATATCGCTTCAGCTAGTCATACCAATCCTTGCCATATCGCAGACTTTTATGAGAAACGAAAAAGACAATCGCAAACGACTTCAACGAAGCCGCACACGATTGCCTCCATACATCGGCTCATTCGGACAATGTATTACCTCATTATGCATAACAAACTTTACGATTACGCTTCAACCCAAAATCGGTAAAACTGTTTATGCTCTATCATTGTAACACCTTATCAAAAAATTTCAACATAAGGTGTTGGTTTTGTATGCACTTTTTACACTAAACTTTAGTCCAAAATAAAACAATTTCCTTATTTTGACTATTGAACTCAAAATATTTTTCGTCAAATACCTTGATGGACTTGACAAATAGTAGAAAAAAGCCAGCACGCTTGTACTGACCGTGATGTAATTAACTCTAATAATATTATATCACAGCGGAGGGCGCTGACTTGTGCAAACAACTAGCAAAAAGAAAACTAAAGGAGTTTCCCCGCTGGTGCAGGGTGGCAGTCCTACATCATGACCAAATACAGATAGGTGATGATTGGACTGTAAAGCTGTTTGAGTTTGACCCTGAAGACTACAAGGGCAAGGTACACGGCTGGCAACGTGAGGCACCAAACGAGGTCAACGAGATTTTGAAAGCTATCAACGCGATAGCTAAACCAAGACATCAGGCTATACTTATCATGAGTTATATATTGCCCGAAAAGATACGATCAGCAAAGCAGGCACAACGACTTGGGATAGCAGCATCTACTTACTACTTGGCTAAAAATGAAGCTTTGAAAGAGTTCGCCGGTCAGTACCGAGATGGCTCACTATTGCAGTACTTGGATAGTTAAGTTTGAAATCATTCGTAAATACCCCCCAACTTTTTTTGAACGGGGTGCTATATCGTTCGAATTCCACAACGCCGCCCTCTTCCGTGTACAATTTTCCCTTTATGAAACTTTTGGATACAGTAAAAACATGGTATAATACACTTATCAGCAATCAAAAAAAGCGTACCGATTCGATACGCTAGACTTGCCTGCTGAACTCATTATTTTTAGTCTATCATGCTATAAATGATAGGCTTTTTTTGTTCCCCTTTTTGTACACTTTCTAGGGAAATGTAACGCTGTATAAAGTTTACACTTTTTTTCAAAAATCCAGTAAAATCAACTAAAAAGGCGTGTAAAGCAACCAAATGCTAAAGCCAAGCATACCTTATCACAAAATGGTATAATGGAAGGTACAATGTTTGAAAGAGGAAGACGATGAAATTACAAGAGGGAGTAGATCTTCATTTTTTTGATACAGATCAGTTTACGACAAATCGTATACGTATTCGCTTTGCAGCTGAAATGAGTGAGGCTACAGTTGCTGGTCGTGTGTTAGTTGCAAATATTTTTGAAATGGGTAACCAAGAATTTCAGACTGCTCAGGCTGTTCGGAGAAGATTGGCAGAATTGTATGGTGCTCAGTTCTCGACCTCAGTTTCGAAACGTGGTAGGGTGCACTGTGTAGATGTGACAATTTCATATGTCAGTCCTCGTCACTTACCAGAAAATGAGGATATTACAGTGGAGATTCTTGATTTTTTATACACATGTATATTTAGACCACTGAAAAAGGGGCGAGGATTTGATAGCCAGATTTTCGAGGTTGAAAAAACGAATTTAATCAATTTTCTTCAGTCAGAGATAGAAGATAATTTTTATCATGCAGATGTTGAAATGAGTAAGCTTTTTTATAAAGATCCCTCTCTTCAAATTCCACGCGTCGGTAGGCTTGATTTGGTTGAAAAAGAAACAGCAGAATCAACTTTTCAGATTTATCGGAATATGTTGCGTATGGATAAAATTGATATATTTGTCTTAGGGAAGGTTGACAGAGAACAAGTCAAAAGAAAACTTGAAGATTTTGGTTTTACTTATAGAAATCCAAAATTAGAGTTAGAATATAATCAGGAATACTCAAACATCACGCAAGAAAAAATCGAGCGTAAACAGGCAAGGCAGTCCATTTTGGAATTGGCATATCATTTACAAGTAGTTTACAACGATGTAAACTATCCGGCTTTGATGGTATTTAATGGTCTACTGGGTGCTTTCTCCCATTCGAAGTTATTTATGAATGTTCGTGAGAAAGAAAGTTTGGCCTATACAATTGGCAGTCAGGTTTCTATTTTTTCAGGAATGCTGAAGGTCTATGCTGGAATTAGCCATGAAAACAGACTCAGGGTAATGAAGTTAATTAGTAAACAACTACTTGATTTAAAATGTGGTAAGTTTACAGAAGAAGAATTAGAGTTGACAAAAAACATGTTGATTCATTCAGCAACCTTGGCTCAAGATAGGCAGAATAATTTGATAGAACAAGTATATAATCAAGTTACCTTAGGAAATAGAAATTTAAGTTGGTTAGATTGGATTGAGGCTATCAAATCGGTATCAATAGAGGATGTCATTCGAGTAGGACAGATGATTAATTTACAGGCTGTTTACTTTATGGAGGGAACAGAAGAATGA